GGGTGGAAGCCCTTTATAATTCTATGATAAAGACTTATCATAGGGAACGGTCAGGTCCGCTACTGTTAAATTGTGATATACATCTGATTTAGCGCATGAGCGCTGCTGTTCCGGCAAATAGCACGGAACTGTAGTCCGGGGAAACCTGGATTACGTTACTACGTAATTCTTCGGTTAAGATGCCTTAATTCTTAATATGGAGATGCGCGTAGGAGTGAAACTCCCACTTGCTTCCAAAGCTGGCTACCTCCCTCTAATTGAGGAAAAGGGAAACCATAAAGTAGATTGTGAAATTGCAAGAGGTTGATAACCTCTACGTAAACTTTAAAAACTTACGTTACTTACCTGAAACTGCAGAAATTGTAGCAGCGGACGATGACGAATCTCTAATCAAGATCCTCTCTCGATCCGGTCTTTATATATTGTGATGAAAATCAAAATTAATAAAGGACTTTTCAGATTTAACTTAATCCCTTCCTTATTTACGAAAGTAGTAAAGAAAGGGAATAAGAGTATACAAATCACAATAAACCCTATAGTTGCCATGTTCAGACGAAATTCTGGACAATCCCTAGTTGCTATAATCTTTCGATTATTACCAGCTATGGGAGGGAGAATCTCACCGAGTCTTGCAGTATCTATAAAAACGATACTGCATAGACTTTCTGCTATTGCAAACGATCAAGGAATCATCGGATTAGTTAAATACCTTAAAATGGTATCTATATTAACTCAACAGAGCATTTCTGGATATAAAATCCATGATATGCATCCGCGAGTTAGTAGGACTAATTCAGGGATTCCAAGATTGTTTCCTGTTTCTGTAAGAAATATGATAAGAAAAGGTAACTCCTTTTACATTAGGTTTGCACTAACTGTTGCTTCTCTTTATAGAGATTTAACTTATAATGCCACTCCTAATTTATCTACTATTACAGAACCTTATTCAGGTAACGAAAAAACAATTAAAACAATTGTAGGATTTATTCCTACTTTTGTGAAATTATTTGTTAAGTTACCTCCTGAAGTGAGAAGAAACTTATTAATGGGAAAATTTGTATATTTCCCAATATTAAAATCTTCCCCACAGACGGTCAGCTCCTTATCATCTACTAACCCAGTAGTTCTGGTTCGATCTGCAGGGTCATTGACCCCAGATCAGATTGATTGGATCTCAACTTTAGGTAAATTATCTCTACCTGAAGCTGAACTTAATCAATTCCAGTGGTTACTGGGACTAGCAGTTGATACGGCTGGCTACCTTACTGGGTTAAATAAACCAACCCAGTTTTCAGGAAAATTAGGATTCAAACAGGAAGCAGCAGGTAAAGTGAGAGTATTTGCTATGGTAGATCCATGGTCTCAATTAGTATTAGCTCCTTTCCATAAGATTCTGTTTAACTTTTTAGCTAAACACAAAAGAATGGATGGAACTTTCAACCAATTAGGGCCTTTACAAAGAATACCAAAGGGTAAACCTCTGTATTCTATGGATCTATCAGCCGCAACAGATAGATTACCTATCAGGATCCAGACTCCATTAATAAGAGAAGTATTTAACTTGTCTTATGATGAAGCTATGGCCTGGGAAAGTCTTCTAATCAAGAGAGCCTATATGGTTGATCATAGAGGTCTGAAGGATATTAAGTCCGTTCAGTACTCTGTTGGTCAACCTATGGGTGCTCTTTCTAGTTGGGCTATGCTAGCAATTACTCATCACTTAATCGTGCAGTTCGCGGCAATTCCTTTAACACAAGGTAGAATCTTATTTAAGGATTATGCCTTGTTAGGAGATGATCTAGTTATCTATAACCACGTAGTGGCTAAAAGATACCATAAGATCATATCCGGAATGGGTGTAGAATGTAATTTAGCAAAATCTATCATGTCTCCAAATGGAGTAGGATTAGAATTTGCAAAACAAACATTCTTTAAAGGAGAAAATGTTTCTCCTACCCCTTTAAAGGAATTAACCTCAGCCTTACAGTCATTACCCGGTATGTTGGAATATATTTCTAAATATAAACTAACATTGCCTATGGCTATGACGGTTGCAGGATTTGGTTATAAAGTTAAAGGTTCTTTAAATAAACCTATCCATAAGTTAAATATCAAAGTTAGATACTTAGCTCTTGGAGTCTGGTTGAGCAAAGGGAGTGTTGATATTATATCAACATTCCACCATTTGAGACGTTATTTTAGTTCTGAACAATTCTGTTTGAACTTCTATAACTTCTTTGATGGTTACTTAAGTCAGTTAATTGAAAAAAGCTTTATGAGCTTTAATCAACTTCCGACTCTCAGACCTGACCTAATACCTTCCGAAACTATTTTAGATTCGGAAAAGATGTTAGGTCTTCCTGAGACGTTCAGTTCTGAATTAAGAAGCTTGGCTCATGAATTTGGTCTTACTATGATGATGAAATCCCTAAAACATATGGGAGATTGTTTATCACAGTTAAGACAAATCCAGACATTAACTTTTCAGTCTTCAGTGGGTCCTCCGGACTCACAACAACTATTAGAATTATTTTCACAAGTCTTAAACTTAGAACAAGAAAGTACTAAGTTTTCAGTTAGTGATATTTTTAATAGAAATGAAGACGGTAACCAAAACAGAAGACCTGGTTTCTCTAAGTTATTTAGATTACATCAGGCCTACTGTGCCGCATTATTAGGGTTAAGACAGGCTTCAATAATGAAACCTGAACTAGCCCCAATAGCAGATCAAGTCGTTTCAATGAAACAACCGGAATTCTTTCCGGCTGCATTCAAGGGGTTCCCTTCTTATACGGGACCCTCCTTGCTGGGTTTCGTGTTTATTAATCTTGTTGGTTATTTCTTGGGTCCACCAGAAATAGCCACAGAACCTAATCACGATACCTACACCTGGGCATTTAGTATGCTTATGGTGTATTTAGCGATGATGATCATCGAATGGATTATAGGTGGTAACCTATAATCTTCAGATTGACATTGTCCTTAACGGCGTGCAAGTTGAATGAACGACTCGAGGCGAGACTCCCACACTAGACCACTCTTAACAGAGTGAGTCAATGTGATAGTACTACATCTGAGTAGTCCATTCTTGTCAAAATACCCTTGTGGTTGC